TAATACTTGGAAAAATGGATAACAGCAACCCATCTTATAGATGGTGGCCTGCTGCGTGGGTAATATTTGGTATTGGAAGTTTTATGACAGTACCAGTTATGTTATTACCTTGCTTGAACGATAACTATAGAGACATATTTGTTAAAGGATATGTAAACAATTTATTAAAAATAGAATTATGAGAACAAAAATTTTAACAGCTCTACATAAAAAATATGAGGGCGTAATAGCAGAAGCTGAAGCAAACATTGAAGTTTATCTCAAAAATCCAGCAGGTATTGGGGAACACCCTGATATCATTGGTGCAGTAGATATGCAACTTCAATTAGTAGCAGAGGCTAAGGAGAAGTTAGAACTTCTTAGTGAATTTAAATAATGAACCACACAATCTCAGAGTGTAATAAAAAGTTAGTTGTATTACTAGATAAATTAAATAATTTAAGTGAAAGCGACCCAATGTATAGACATAAGGTTGCAGATGCTAAAATGTTAGCACAGGAGTTAAGCCGTGAACGAGAGTTTCTGGGTAGAGATTGATACTTTAAAAGTAGGTATTCTTAGAAATCCCTATGAGAGAATTATACATCTATATAAAGAGAGCTGGGATTGGGTTGGCTTAGAAAAGTGGATAGAAAAAACTACTATCACTCCACAATCCGAACTATCTAAAGAATGCGACGTTGTCGTATGCTTAGAATCATGGGAAGATGATTTCAAATCGTTAGGAATTACCCCTGACAAAAATAGCATGAATAAGCTATGCAAACATTATTCAGAGGACTATAGACGCTGGTACAGTCAAAACTTAAAGACGCTAGTAAGACCAATAGTACTTCAAGACCTAACGACCTTTGGTTATAGGTTTTAAAAAATAGTTCTTGACTGCGCTCTTGTTTCCATATATAATATACTTATAAATTGGAAAAAGGAATGGCATGGGCGATAGATTTTATCAACAGATGAGAGACGCAACGGGTTGGTGCCCGGGCATGCCAGAACATTTAAAAAATAAACGGAGACGAAGAATGGCTTGGACAGACGAAGCAAAAGCTCAGGCAGTAGAGATGTATACTGCAGAAGAACCAACTCCAGAAAACAGCATGGAGATTGTCAAAGAAATAGCTGCCGAATTAAGCGAGAGCCCAAATGGTGTCAGAATGATTTTGACAAGAGCTGGTGTTTATGTAAAGAAAACTCCTGCAACTAAATCCACTTCAAGTGGAGGCGGTACTGGCGGTGGCAGAGTATCTGTCGCAGATGCCCAACAAGCGGTTACAGATGCGATATCTGACGCTGGTATGGAAGCAGACGCTGCTATTATAAGTAAGTTAACAGGTAAGGCTGCTAACTACTTTGCAGAAGTAATTACTAAACTTAACGGGTAGTATCTTAAATTAACAGTCAGTAGCTTCGGTTACTGACTGTATTTTTGTACCTTAAAAAACCACCTCACAGATTTAACCATAGGGTTCTTGGTAGAATACAATTTTAACCTAAAAGGAACTCATGAAGAAAGATGATTTTATTAAGCAGGTCGACAAGTGCGGCGATGCAATAATCACTTACCGAAGCCAGAACAGTCGTAGACTAAAGTATAACGTCTGTACCCTTGACTTCGATAACAAATATATACAGTCTAAAAGAAATAGGGCAAAACCTAATAGTAATCAAGTGTTATTATTTTGCTGGGATACGGACTCATACAGACTCTTAACGCCCGCAAATGTAACTTCTATAGTTCCTTTATCAGCGATACTAAAGAATGATAGAACTACATGAAGCACCAGCACTCTATGAGAAGTTAGTCCACTATAATGAAGCAAGACACGAAAAGATTTATCTAACTGTCAACACTTTCAGAGATGTGGAGTATATCTCATTGAGAAAATATTTTCAAGACTTTGACGAAGAATGGAAACCTAGCAAGGAAGGGATAACTATGCCTCTAGATTTTGAAAACTCTAAGTTGTTATTTGATGGATTAGTGGAGATTCTCTCCATTAGTGAAGTAAAGGATATACTAGAAACACATTTCAAAGAGAAGCTAGATGAAATCTACCAATAGAGCAGTTCACTTTTATGGTGATAGCCATATGCAAGGGTTCGAAATTGACCACGACCAAATTCTTGGGCGTAACACATACAAAGAAAAGAAAGACTTAATTCATCAGTTTGGTTTACACCAAGCTATAGTCATGTGGAATCAAAAAATGGGCAGAGCAACTAAGATGTCTGTATATGATTTTGCACATCGTAGACTACCTGAAAGTTATCCTTTATTAGTATTCCCCGAGTCCAGATTAAATGCTTGGCCCGCTATGAGTTATGACTACTTACATTTACGATTAGTACATGACTACCATAGAGGATTACTTAACGATTATGATAGAGTATTTATAGGAGTAGCAAGACCCACGCGTACCTACAAGCTAGATGAGATGGGGAACTTTGATTATAGATACGAAGACTTAGATGGCAAAGCAAATCAAATGACTGACATACAGTACGCTTGTGCTTGGACACTAGGTGCAAGGTCTATCATGGACTTTATGGAGAAACGACACATAGAGTATAAATTCATAAAACACTTTGATATATTCGATAGAAGTATAAAAGACATACATAATATTGATATACCTAAGGGTGCAATATATACTAATATGTTTTATGATACTTTCCATGAAGTCATAGAAAAAGCAATTCCTAAAGGATTACACAACTTTGGAGAGATGAATGGATTCTACCACCGCAACGCGGAAGCTCATAAACAATTTGCAGCATACCTTAAAAACTACTTGACATAACCTCAAATATTTAGTATAATAGTCTTATGAATATTTTTATACTTGACGAAGATTTAGATAAGTGCGCGGAGTATCATGTCGATAAGCATATCGTCAAGATGCCTCTAGAGGCAGGACAAATGCTCTGCACAGTACATTGGACACACAAATATGCAGGATACGTACCTAACAGAAAACTCACCTCAGAAGAATGGGCATCAGTCTCCATTCAGAAAAAGAATGACCCGAGGGATTTTCCCTATCTCCCTACTATGTATAATCACCCTTGTACCATCTGGGCTAGGAGTTCACAATCAAACTACGATTGGCTCTACTGCTATGCCTTGGCATTGGGAGATGAATATACCTATCGATATGGGAAGGTGCATAAATCAGTCGACATGGTACTGGGGCTACCAGAAATATCAATCCCCGACATCGGGCTTACCCCATTTGCACAAGCCATGCCTGATGATTGCAAACGAGACGACCCAGTCGAAGCCTACCGAGAATTCTACCACAAAGACAAAGCAGTCTTTGCTGACTGGAAATACCGAGATAAACCACATTGGTGGGACGAACAATCAGCCGATTACGAAAACAGGATAAGTAGATAATTTTTCTTCCGTCCTAGTAGCTCAATGGATAGAGCAACTGCCTTCTAAGCAGTAGGTTGCAAGTTCGACTCTTGCCTGGGACACCAGAAAAATAGTTCTTGACAAATCCTTAAAATCTTAGTATAATATACAAATGAATAAAGATATAAGAGCATTTTTAAGCAAGTGTCGCGAGGCATATTTCAATGGATATCCTATCGTGCCTGATGAAGTGTATGATAGATTAGTAGAGAATGTAAATACAGATGAAGTGGGCTCAGCTACAGACAGTCGTTTTAAGCACCCCTTCCAAATGTTCTCACTACAAAAAGTCTTTGCAGACGAAGATAAAGCACCTGACTGGGGTAAAGACGCCGCAGTTACAACTACTAAGTTAGACGGTGCAGCAGTATCAATTACATATATTGATGGTATATTTCACCAAGCCTTAACACGTGGCGATGGTATTGCAGGACTAGACATTTCAGACAAAATCAAACACATAGTTCCCAAAGTATTAGAAACAGGACAGACAGGCTATGCCTTGTTCTCTGGCGTTCGTCAGATTACAGGAGAAGTCGTAGCTCCTAAAACTATTAAGAATAGTAGGAATTATGCAGCTGGCGCTCTTAATCTAAAAGATGTAGACGAGTTCAAGTCGCGTGACTTGACCTTTGTAGCATACGGCATACAACCTTACATTGGCGAACGATGGCTAGAAGATATGAAACTTCTTGACAACTGGTTCAATGTTATATCAATGGGCGACTGGAATGAGTTCCCAAACGATGGTATTGTATTCCGAGTTGATTCATACAGGGCATTTGATAAGTTAGGACACACTTCACACCACCCTAGAGGAGCATACGCATACAAGACAAGAGCGGAAGGAGTTGTCACTAAGTTGTTAGATGTTGAATGGAATACTGGTAAGAGCGGAGTAATCGCTCCAACTGGGTTACTAGAACCTGTTGAAATCAATGGTGCAACTATATCCCGAGCAACACTACACAACATCGCTTTCATAGATGAACTAAATCTAGAAATCGGTTGTAATGTAGAAGTTATTAGAAGTGGGGAGATTATCCCCAAAGTAGTGAGGAGAGTATAATGTTATTATATTTAGAATCACAACTAGAGAAAGCATACCGAGTGTATGTAACTAAGATACCTTTTGGTCATTCTATTCCAGATATTGAGTTCTTTAGAGAAATGATAGAAGAAATGAACGACCCAGAATACTTTGAACAACTACTAGATGAGTGGGAGAACTTAGATGAAGCTAGACGCAATACGCAGTAAGAAAGCGAAACAGATTGAAAAACGCTTGGAAAAAGCGTGGCTGAATTTTGACTTATCTTGGTGGATAAAGTGGGCGTCATCTTTAATTTTACTTACTGCCATGATACTTCGTGGCGGACAAGCGTACCCTTTTGTAGACTTAGTTCTCTCAACTATAGGTTGTATGGGCTGGTTAGCAGTAGGTATTATGTGGAAAGATAGAGCGTTAATAATTCTGAACGCAGCAGCAGTAGTAATACTCGCGTCCGGAGTTGTTCGTGTTATTGCAGGAGTTTAATATATTGGCTTCTGTAGGTAAATATAACGAAACTTATTTCAAGAACTATCCTGCTGAAGCTCAGCGAGAAGGTGTCTTGTATGGAGTAGTATTAGTAAACAAGAAAACATATGAAAGAGAAATCATTAAAGTAGGCATTGCAGCTGGTAAAGACTGGCGTCATGTCATCAAGAGAGCAAGAGGCTTTCAGGGTTATGACCTAAGAATTCAACGTACATGGACGGCTACATTAGAAGAAGTATTCTATATGGAGCAAAAACTACACGCTAAGTTCTTAGATGATAAACTTGAACCGTCTCACAAGTTTGGAGGACACACAGAGTGCTTCAAACCTACGAGCAAGATATTGGAGGATTTCCCTAAAAAATGGTAGAAGAACAAGATAGATATGTAGAATCAGATAAGCCACTAGACCATCACAGGTTTCAAGGTTGGCATTATCACAGCGAAACTAAAAAGTATTACAGATTTGACGACTTACCGCCCTATGAAAATCAATAAGGTTGGTCATACTTACTTCGCTATAGAAGAGAATTTTCTCTCTAAGCAAGAGTGTAAGTCGCTAATTGCGAGTGTAAACGATTGGAACTTATCTAACGTCCCAGCGGGTACATACAATGGTTGGAAAACAGGAGTACAATTACGAGACATTGGCGTGCCCGATGTTTCGTGGCAGTCTAAATTTGACGAGGCTTTCTTTAAGTTTAATAGTATGACTTATAGATTTAATCTAATAGATACGTACTCCCACTTTTGTAATAGGTATTACGAGGGTTACGAATTAGATTGGCACAGAGACGAAGATGAATCAGTTAAAGATTTATTCAAAAGAACACCAGCAAATAGATTAAGTGCTAGTGTCTTTTTGAATGAATCCTTTGAAGGAGGAGAATTTGAATTAGAAGGAATAGGTTATTGGAAAGCTAAAACAGGCGCAGCAATATTCTTTCCTTCAGGGCAAATGCACAGAGGTAGGAAAGTTACCTCGGGTACAAAGTATAACTATACAATTTGGAGAAAAGGAGAAAGAGGAGCGTGATAGTAAAAGGTATAGCAGAGGGGTTTCATGACGCCTCAGTATCATTAGTTAAAGGGAATGAGGTTCTCTGGGCTAAGCACGCAGAGCGTTTTAGTAGAAAAAAGAACGACAGAATCAACCCACTCCATTTAAGAAATGCAGACGCAGATGTATCGGTTTTCTATGAAAATGTACCGCTAAAGAACGAGAGACGTGCAAAGTTTTCACAACTCCCTGTTTCAACAAAAATTTTTGATGAATGTGATTACCATACATATCATCACGAAAGCCACGCAGCAGGAGCGTACTACACATCGCCTTTTGATGATGATGTGGTTTGTGTCGTGATTGATGCGATTGGAGAATGGAGTACTAGCAGTATTTGGATAGTCGAGAACGGAAAATTGAAAAAAGTTTTTGAAAAAATTTATCCACAAAGCATAGGCTTGTTCTACTCAGCAATCACCAAGCGTATCGGCTTGAAGCCAAATGAAGATGAATATATAACTATGGGAATGGCGGCATACGGAGATGTATGTGTAGATATGCAGTATTGCTTCAATGAGTGGGCAAATTGGCATAAAGGATTCTCATTACAAGATTTTAAAGGTCATAGACCAGAAGATATAGCCGCAAGTGCCCAAGCTCACGTTGAGTTAGAAATCGGAAAGATTATGGGTCTTGCGTCAAATTGGGGTAAGAATTTATGTTATGCAGGTGGGGTCGCACTCAACTGTGTAGCAAATAGTAAAATACTTCCTGAGTATTTTGGAGATAACATTTGGATTTACCCAAATCCAGGCGATGCAGGTAGCAGTCTAGGAGCTGCGCTAGCATACACTAGAAAGAAAGTAGAATACACACCCTATCTTGGGACAAACATAGAACACTTTGTCAACCCTAAGATAGTAGTAACACAATTATTAAAAGACAAAGTAGTAGGAATAGCAAATGGAAAAGCAGAATTTGGGCCTCGTGCTCTTGGTAACAGGAGTTTACTTGGCGATGTTAGGTACGACATCAAACGTACAGTCAACAAAATTAAAAGACGTCAACAGTTTAGACCCTTCGCTCCCGCGATTCTATCGGAGTATGCTGATGAATACTTCGACGGGCCAATGAATAAGTATATGCAGTACACTTCTCAAGCAAAACATGATTACAAGTCTGTAACTCATGTAGATAATAGTGCAAGAGTACAGCTCGTTACTCCTAGTTGTAAAACGATACTTAGACCTATACTTGAAGAATACTACGAAAGAACAGGAGTTCCAATGTTATTGAACACCAGTCTGAATATAAAAGGACAACCAATAGTAGATAACTGGCAGGACGCAATAGACTTCAATAAGAAGTATGGAGTAAAAATATTTTGACAATTTTATTTGCAGGCTGTAGTTTTACAAATGGAATGGAACTACAAGATAAGAAAAAGACAAGATTTAGTAACTTAGTGTCTAAAGAAATGGGACACTTAGAGTGGAATGAAGGCAAGATTGGTGGAGGTAATGATTACATACAAAGAACAGTACAGAACGCAATCATTGGCAGAAAAAGATATTGGAGTACTACATTAGCAAATGTAGGAGTAAAAAAACATAATTATTCAACTAAGAAGTTTAAAGAGGGTGTAAATCCTAATCAGTTAAAGCCAGGAGCATGGGAACAAGATGCACAGCAATGGTTTGAACCAAAAGACATGGTAGGAAAATATCAACAAACATTTCAAGTTAACAAACAATATGAAAAAGACGGTTGGCCAGACCTTGTAGTATGTATGTGGTCGGGTATCAACAGACTAGAAAATTTAAGACTATCCCAGATTACAAAAGACTGGAGTTGGGTAGTGGCTGCATGGGGAGAACACAAGTTACAAAAAGAGAATTATAAAGCAACTTACAATAGTCACCTGTATATAGATAGACAGTATGAACCTGGTGAAGAAGAATTTTATCGTGGTTATATGATGAGGATTAGAAACTCACACTATAACTTGCGATTAACTCTAGGAAATATGATGGCGGTAAAATATATGCTGAAAGCAAAAGGCATACCCCAACTACATTACCTATTCAGTAGTGGACAATATAAACCTCTACTACATTTACTAGATTTGCCTGTTTATGAGAATACAAATAATTGGTGGGAGTCATTAGACATCGATAGAGCAACAGCAGTTCAAGAATTGCCATGGCTAGAATCAGAAGGGTTCTATGACATAGCAAAAAACAATAACTGCCCTATCGGCGTGAAAGACCACCCACTAGAAAAGGCTCACCAATTGATGGCAGAGCGAATAATAGGAGATATAAAGAAAAATGAATTTCTTAAATAAATTTATCCAACGAATTAAAACATGGTGGTTCGAGTGGAATTTGAAACGTAATTACCACCCCGACACCTATGTCTACGAAGATGAGGAAAATTTTGAACTCGTTGAAGAAAGTCAGGAATCAAAAAATAGTTCTTGACAAGAGGTCAAATTTCCTCTATAATATACAATATAAATAAAAAAGAGAGAGAATCGAATTGAGCCAAATTTTACCACCAACTGCTTGCCCTTCTTGTCAAGGAACAGTAGAGTTTGTTAATGACTTACTTTATTGTTTCAATAAGATGTGTCCAGCACAATGGGGAAAGAAGCTCGAACACTTCGGTAAATCTCTCAAAATAAAAGGTCTCGGTCCAGCTACCATTGGTAAGTTGGAACTTGACGATTATCCAGAGTTGTATGAGCTTACTGTGCAGGATATATCCAACAGACTAGGCTCGGAGAAAATGGCATCAAAGTTAGCAACTGAGATTGAGAAGTCAAAATCAGTTGATTTGCAGACATTGTTGCCATCGTTCTCCATTCCACTTTTCGGTCGGTCAGCTTCTCAAAAATTATGCGAGAAAATTTCTACACTCGAAGAAATTTCAGAGAAAAGTTGTACTGAAGCGGGTATTGGCCCGAAAGCCACAGCAAACCTTTTAACATGGTTAGAAGAAGAATTTTACCCTAACGAATACGACATAAACCTGCCCTTTAGCTTTTCAGCAACGAAAACAGTTAAGAGGGAAACTATCGGGACAGTCTGTATTTCAGGTAGACTCAATTCATATCCTACTAAGGCTCGTGCTGCTGAAGCTCTGGAACAACACGGCTTTGCCGTAAAAAATAGTCTGACAAAGGAGTGTACTCATTTAATCAATGAGTCAGGAATTGAGTCAGCCAAAACACAGACTGCTCGTGACAGAGGAGTCATTATAATAACCAACATTTTAGAACTAATTGGAGAATAATAAAATGGCATTACCAAAATGGACAGATGAGAGAACATCATCTCTCGAGAGCTTTGTAGGCTCTGAAAGCCCTGTTTCCCAAGCTACTGTAGCTAACGCTGCAGATGAACTAGAAACTTCTGTAAGAAGCGTAAGTTCAAAGCTAAGAAAAATGGGCTACGATGTAGAACTTGCTTCATCTAGCAACACTAAATCTTTTAGTGACGCTCAAGAAGCTACTTTATCAGCTTTTGTAACTGACAACTCAGGTCAGTACACTTATGCTGAGATTGCCTCAAATTTTGAAGGCGGAAACTTTTCTGCTAAATCAATTCAAGGCAAAATCCTTTCAATGCAACTAACAGAGCATGTTAAACCTGCTCCTAAAGTTGAGTCAGTTAAGACTTATTCTGAAGCTGAAGAAGGAACTTTCGTTTCAATGGTAAACGACGGTGCTTTCATTGAAGAAATTGCTGATAACCTAGGAAAGAGTGTAAACTCTATCAGAGGTAAAGCACTTTCATTGCTAAGAGCTGGCGAAATTAACGCTATCCCTAAGCAGAAAGAAACTAAAGGTTCAGGCAAAGCTGACCCTCTAGCGGACTTAGACATTGATGATATGACTGTAGAGTCTATCGCTGATGAAATCGGAAAAACTGTAAGAGGTGTTAAAACCATGCTTACAAGACGTGGTTTAGTTTGCGCTGACTACGACGGTTCAGCTAGAAAAGAAAGAGTTCAATAAGAACTTTCTATTTGTCAAGATGGTAGGGGTGGAAACGCCCCTACTTTTTCTTGGGAGAGACGATGACAGTAGAGAGTGCATTATTAAAACAGCTTTTATCGCAAGGAGATTTCGACACTTGGGGTCGCTTGCAGCAACATTATTTACCTGAAGGCGAGTATCAAAAGATATGGAAGGTAGTGGACAAGCACGTCCACAAGTTTCATGCTTTACCCACATTTGAAGACCTTAAATACGAGATTAGGTCTAGAGAACTTCAAGAGAAAATTTTTGCGATAGAGTCTGTAGAAACAGATGTACCAGCTTATGAACTGTTAGAGTATCTCAAAGACTCATTCACTCAGAATGAGATATTACAAAAAATAGAACACTATATTGATGAAACAATCTCCGTAGCTGATGCTAAGGAGAATATCGACTATCTGCAAGAGATGGTCGTACAAGTTCAGGATAGAGTAAATACTGCTGATGATTCCGATACAATGGATTCAGTAGAGTTATTCGATTCTGAAGAAGATTTAGCTAAGTATCTACCCCTTGGTCTTAACCAAGATTATGATATAAGCTATAATTTCTCTCCCAAAGACTTGGTCATTGTGGGGGCGCAACGAGGTCACGGAAAGTCATTTACTTGTTGTAATATGGCTGTCAATGCCCAGCAAATGGGACGTTCCGTGCTTTACTTCACTATCGAGATGGATCAGCGACCAATTCTGCAAAGAATGGCTGCTATGTCCACAGGAATACCACTAGGACGCTTAATTAAACGAAACCTCTATGAAAAAGAGTGGAATCGTATTGGCGAATGGTGGGCAGACCGTTTTGATGGTGGAAACGAAATCCTAGCAGACTACAATGTAGCTGAAGATTTCGATAAATTCCATTATCAACTTTCTCGTAAGTGTGAACTAAAGAAGGAGGCTCAGTTAGATGTATTCTATGACCCTTCACTTACACTTGCTAAAATTATTAGTACAGTTAGGCAGAAGAAAATAGAATATCCTGATTTGGGTATGGTAATCGTAGATTATCTGAACCAAGTACGTCGTCACAATGCTCCTAGTCGCTCAGGTCAGTATGAATGGACAGAACAGATTGAAATATCCAAAGGTTTGAAAGCATTAGCCCAAGACCAAGAAGTTTTAGTCATATCTGCCTTCCAAACTAACCCGAAAGGAGAGGTAAGATTCTCAAAAGGTATTGAAGACGCTGTAGATGCCTCTTATACACTAGAACATTGGGGTAAAGAAGAAAATGCCATCAAGTTTAAGTGTAATAAGATGCGTAGCGGTGAGATGAAATCCTTTATATCAGAAATTGATTGGGAAACACTAAAGATTGGACCACAGTCTGCAATGGATCCTGATGAAAGAGCTGATTTAAAAGAACAGATGAATACAGGAGAAGATTACAATGATTTATAGTGGGGGCTTCAAACCATATGAATTTGCTTTATTTGCTTGCGACATAGATTCGCGATTTTATGAGCATTTTCGCCCAGATTGGTTGGCACCACGCGGCGCCGAAGCATGGCTTAGACACAATCGTAACAGAATTTACTTACGCGCATATGTCTTCTGTGATTCAGTTCTAGAACGACACAAAAACGGTCAAATGGGGTTTCAAGACCCAGTAATAATATGGGCAGATAAAGAGAAAGGGGAGTTTACCATACACCCAGGACAAAATAGAATAATATTAAAAATGTTACTACCAGAAGTACGCATGGTGGGTTGGGTTAGAGACCCCAACTGCCGTAGTAGAAAAGAGTATAGTGGTATTTTTAATAATATTCAACCATTGGTTCGAGACACAAATGGTAATAGACTTGTAACATGGCAGACACTACATAGAAGTAATGTAGGAGGCGAAGACCAGTATCATGAAGCACTAACTTCTGATACTTATTTAGGCAATCGTGCACATGATACAGACGAAAGAAGAAAAAAGTGGGCAGAATTACAAAAGACACAGGGATTTAGCTGTAGAGTAAACGGTGCACACTTTTATAATATTGGAAAGCCAACTGCTGAGTATGATTTTGAAAACATAGCAGGAATATATCAGGCTTTTCTTCATCATTTTCACGACTTTTCTTACAGTAAGTGGGACAAGTTACATTTTAGGAGAATATAGTGAAAGCAGGTAAAATTTGGGGTAACACAGAGTTAGTCCATGCTAATGGAGTTTTAGAGTTCCATAGAGTAGAATATAAAAAAGGTATGGAGTGCTCGGAACATCTACACGAGTTTAAATGGAATGGGTTTTTTGTAGAAAGTGGCAAGATGATGATAAGAGTCTGGCAAAACGACTACGACCTAGTAGATGAAACAATATTAGGCCCAGGCGACTTTACACAAGTTAAGCCAGGAGTAATGCATCAATTTGTAGGACTCGAGAGTGGAGTAGCTTTTGAATTGTATTGGGCAGAGTTTAATCACAATGACATAAAAAGGAGAAGTGTCGGTGGACAAACCAAATAAAGTAACTTTTGTAGACTATACTTGGGATAAGTTAGAAAACGGTGATATACTGTTTGACAAAGAACTTACCCTAGAAAGTATGAGTATGTACGAAGGTAAAACTTTTAAAGTAAAGATACATGAGGGTCGTATCTTACTGAAGTTCGTAGAGGACTGGGATATGATGCCAGACCCTGATGATATTGAATGGAGTAATTTATGAAAATTAAAAAAGTAAATCCAGTAGCCAAAGCAAGTAGAAATATGAGTGGTGCTGGTGCGCATAAGTCTAAAAAAGACTATCGAAGACAAGAGAAGCACAGAAAGAAAGAAAAGTTGGGATATTACCCAAAAGAGTCAGTTGCTAATAAACTGGATAGGCTAATTTTGTTAGAAGCAATGCAAGCAAATACCAACTCTGCATCTAATTGGTTTATGTATGAAGAAGAAATACAAGTAATAAAACAATACCTTGCGGAAGTAGAAGTCTAATGGCAAATGACAGAATCAGCAGAGATACGTCCGAGCTGATACCATTACCGCCGCATACTTGGTATGTTAAAAAACTAAGGTGGCTATTACAGCAACCTAAAGTTAAAGAAAATATAAAGAAGGTGCCATTGAATAAACCTCTTTATAAGTCTGTGTTTGAACACGGAATTAAAGCACCTTTCTTAGTTATGCCAAACTGGTACCCAATAGCTGGGAGTCAGAGACTGAGAGCAGTTGCAGAAATGGCAGTAGAAACTAGAACTGACCGAATGGATATGATTCTAGAACAGGAAGTAAGAGTTTGTCGCATAGATGAAGAGTATTGGCTACTATGGTATTTATGGGGTGAGAAAAACTTTAGAGATAAAGCGGTCGCAGTTTATTTTCAAATGCTGGAATTAGTATGGAAGTCCAGATATTACGAAGATGAGTTAGACCCAAGTGGTGTTCCAATGACAGATTTTGAAAAGTTAGGAGACGAATTAGACTGGAAACACAAATCTACACTTGGAATTGAAAGAATTAAATCAATGGAAGAAAAAAATAATACTTGACACAAGGTTAAAATTCCTGTATAATATAGATATATAAAATGATAGCAACAGATTTATTAAACGAAAAGCAAATACCATTTACTGTCAAAGGACAGGACGCTATTATATCATGCCTAAATCCTGAGCATGATGACACGAACCCAAGTCTCAGAGTAGACAAAGTAACAGGCATGATGCACTGTTTTTCATGTGGGTTCAAAGGTAACTTATTTACACACTTCGGTGCACCAGAGAGTCCACTAGAAGTAAAACTACACAGAATTAAAGAAAAGATTGCAAAAACCAGATCGCAGACCGTAGGTATTCAACTCCCAGAAGACCGCATAGAATGGAAAGGTGGTCCGTATCGTAATATCTCTGAGAAAACTCTCAAGATATGGCAAGCCTTCACTTGGAATGTTCCAAAGTTTGAAGGGCGGATCATCTTCCCCATTCGCGACGTAACTGGTAAAAACATTGCACTCTTAGGGAGACTTATAGTTGGAGGCACAGGAGCAGAGAAGTATTACATTTACCCAAGCGGGGTAAAGATGCCATTCACACCAGCTAAAGTAAAACCAATACAAAACAGAGTGATATTGGTTGAAGGAATTTTTGATTGTCTCAATCTTTGGGACAATGGCTTGACTAACACAGTTTGCTGTTTCGGAACACAACAAATGGACTGGTTCAAGCTATCTCTACTCAAATTACAAGGAGTACAGGGAATAGATATTATGTTTGATGGCGACGAAGCAGGTCAGAAAGCAACAGAACAAATTAAAACATTGGCAGAAAAAATGGAACTGTCAGTACAAAAGATAACATTACGTGATGGACAAGACCCAGGTGGGTTGACTCCTGACCAAATTAAAAAGATAAAGACTCGATTATATGGATAGCACTCAACTTCAACAAGCAATCTTCGGATTGCATACTCGTAGATTCGGCACAGTTGCCGAGATTATGATTAAGAAGATTATACAAGCAGATAACAGCGATCAGTTATCATTCGATTTATTTGATAAATTTGATGGTAGTCGAATAGAGTGTAAATTTTCGAGAGTACAAAAGAAAGCAGAACTAAAGATAACGGACAGTAACCTGTTTAAAGCTTTACAATGCGAAGCCAACCGTGATATAATGTATCATGAGTGGAGAGATTACGACTGGGATTGTAATATCCAACAAGTCAAAAAAGAAGAATTTGATGTTCTTTTTTATGGAGTATTCTTTAAGGATATGGTACTAATCTTTAGGTGTTTAGCCAAAGATATTGGTACTGATATGAAATACTCTAACAAACAACACAGAGGGAATACAGGTGAAGGTCAGTTTCATTTAAACAAACAGACTTTTAAGTATCACTTGGATTCTCACTTATTTAAAACATTAACTTATGGAGAATTATTAGAATGGCTCAAATAGCACTTATAGAAACAAAGCCTACAAGTACAAACTTCGATAAATATTTCGAGTTTGAATTTGACCGTTTTGCATTATGTTCTGATAGTTCTGTCAAGAAAGTTCTAAAGAAAGATGTAGACCTAGAGTTAGATA